CCCACGACCTAGCCTCATAGTCCTTGCGTAGTTTCTCTATGGTGTTCCATAGTGTTGCACTATTCTCGCGGTACTCTTGGTGTGTATGTGGGTGAGTTACTATCTCGAACCCGTTGCTGATACTGCCGTCATGCTTAAGGTATGCAGTACCTTGCAAGGCGCGAGAGGCAAACTGTGCCCCGCTATCTACGCGTGGCAACTCTGTCTCTAGCTCGAAGCCGAGATACATGTTGCGCTTGCTCGTACCCTTAAAGATAGGTACTGGCTTGCATGAGTAGTCGTGGATAGTACCACTACTACGATAGGCACGGCAACACTTACCCTCTGTTACGTTGTTCTCGTTGCAATCGCAAGGGTAGTCATTGTGGTATGACTCGTCACAGTCATCACACCAATAGCAGTTATCAGAGAAGCAACGCTCACAAAATGGCGTATCGCCAACATAAGTCGTACTCTCTGATGATGACTCGCTACAATTATCACAGTAGTAACTGTAATTCTCGTAGCAATGCTCACACCATGACTCGTTATCTACTGTGTGCGTGTCATCATTACGAACCCCGTCATTACAGCGTTCGCATTGTGTCGCGCAACCCCAACAGTACCACTCGTCAGCAACAAACTCACGACCTTGACTACTAACAGCATAGACACTCTCACACTCAAAGCATAAGAACGCACAATCTGTACAGTAGGCATGCTCGTTGATGATTAGCTCATCTCCGTCATCTATCGTGTTACTGCACTCAGTACACACTCTAGCCTCTATCGTTACCTCGTCCATGTATCTCACCCCCTTTCGTTGTATAGTCGTAGTATAGCATGGCGTTAAGCCTTTGTCAATTCTTTCGCGTTGTCAATTATAGCGTCTGCTATCTTGGAGCGCAAGGTCTGAACCTCTAGTACTAGGCTAGGGAAGTCGTTGCGCTTATGGCTATCCTCTTGATGGCGTAGTGCCATGCGGATAACCTCGACCTCACGTTGTGTAAGGTCTAGCAATAGGTTATCGTGCGTCATAGTAGCCTTCGTATCTGCGTAGTCTACGCTCTAATACATAGACTCTACGGAAAGCTACCAATAGTACCATGTTCACCGATAGCAAGGCTATCATTACCGCGAACATGTCACTAGTAGATAGTGTCATGTCTAACCTCTCTCTAGTATGATAGGCGTAGCCTACCATAGACTCAACGCTTTGTCAAGTCTACACGCTTTGGGCGTGTCGTGCCACGCTAGGTCGTGAACCTGTGTAGCCTATAGCTAGGCGTGGCGTAATTCTAGTCGTTCGCGTCTATGTGGACGCTTGGGAGCGTGGCGCGGAACTCGCGTTCGCGTTCGCTAAGTGCTAGGGCGCGGGCTAGGCGTTCCTGTTCTTGGTCGCTAAGGGTTGGTAGTACGCGCTCAACCTTTGGTCGGTTGGTCGTGACGGCATGGCGTGTGCGCTTAATGCGTACGGCTTTGCCATGCTTTGTGTCGGTAAGTCGTGCCCCGATAGTGCCCAAGCGTCTATCAGACGCATGAACCTTGCGTGGCGTGACTACGATACTACCCAAACCCCCGTAAGGGTTATAGGTCAAGGGTCTATCCTCTCATGCTTAGCTAGGGTATCTCCCTAGTCTAGTGGGTATTTAGGTCGTGAGCCTATTGTAGCCTATGCTAATACCCTTTGTCAAGTTAGGTTAAATTGTGTCGTGATACCCACCCCCGCGGGGCTGTTACTAGGTAACTAGTCGAGACTATCTAACCTTTATTGACTTGTCAAGTTAGGGACGCTCCCGACTTGTCGGGGTTCTAACTTGTTAAGGGATACTTTACACTATCCCCTAGCCTTTGTCAAGTCTTGCGACTTGTCGGGCGTGTCGTTCTTTGTGACCCTTTGGGGGGTTAGCCCCCTATCCGATTACAAGACAAAGACTACACGCTCACTCCCCCTTTGTCAAGTCGAATTAGGGCTAATTAGGTAACAGTTAGGTAACGTTTAGCTGAGAGTTTCCTGAGAGAAGTCTGAGAGTCTAGTGTGACGTGGCTCACACCTAGTTAGCTCCTGAGAATTTGCTGAGAGTTATCTGAGAATTATTATAGCCCCCGAAAACTGAGAATTAACTGAGAACCCGCTGAGAATAGATAGGTCGGTGGATAGTCGGTAAGTAGATAAATACTTATAGCGACTTATAGACTTATCTCTTTATCGATTTGTCGACAATTTATGACCCCACATGCTTAAAAATAGGTTCGAGGGGGGATTATAGTATCCCAACAAAAATTTCTGTTATATAATTACCCCCCTCTCACTATAGGTCAGATACCCCTAATTATAGCCCTGACCAGGGCTTTTGAAAATATATTACATTTGGTTGTTCGGTTTTACGATTTGAACAGGTTATCTTATATGTATAGAAATACATATACGGAGTCGCTCCGTTTAAGACTCCGCGACTCCTATATATTATATAATATTATATATAATGGGAAAGTTCTGCCGTTAATCGGCTAGCGTTAAATGACTGTAAATGATGGGGACAACTGATGGGTAGAAAACCTGGGATTCAGAATATCCCTAAGCGCGAGGCGCAAGAAAAGGCCTTGCAGCAACTGAGTCAGGGTAGCACTATTACCCAGGCTATGGCCTCCGTGGGCCGCTCAGACGTGGCCTTCCGCCAATGGTGTGCAACTGACCCTGAGTTCAAAGAACGTGCCGAGGCTGCTCGCCTCGAGGGTAAGGGCATTAAGACTGACCTAAAGGAGCTGGGAGATATTTCCTTCCCCGACTTCTCTGAGCAGTTCCTAGACACCAAACTTTTTGACCATCACCTTGACTGGGTAGACTTAATTGAGGGCCGTGAGCCCCGCTGGTTAGACCCAGCCATGACATACGAGCCAGGTGCTGCCAACCGTGTACTGATTAACGTACCACCTGAGCACGCCAAGTCCACAGTCATTACGACTAACTACGTCGTCTACAAGATTGTGACTAACCCCAACGCCCGCGTCATCATTGTATCTAAGACGCAGGGTATGGCCCGCAAGTTTCTTGGGGCGATTAAGACAAGACTTTCCCACCCAGCCTACACCAAGTTACAGGTGGCCTTCGGCCCCAACGGTGGCTATAAGGCAGACTCAACACAATGGTCTGCTGACATGATTTATCTGGGTACAGGACGCGACTCTGGCGAGAAAGACCCAACGGTCCAGGCCCTAGGTATGGGCTCACAGATTTACGGTGCTCGCGCTGACCTGATTATTATCGACGATGCTGTGATGGGTTCAAACGCCCACGAGTGGGAAAAGCAGCTCGAGTGGATTCAAAAGGAAGTTATTACCCGCCTTGGGCGACATGGTAAATTAATTATCGTTGGCACTCGAGTTGCACCAATTGACCTCTATAAGATGCTGCGTGACCCCCAGCAATGGTCTGGTGGCAAATCGCCCTTTACTTACTTTGCAATGCCTGCCGTACTCCAGTTTGACGAGAAGCCTGATAACTGGAAGACGCTGTGGCCTAAGACCACACTGCAGGAAAACGAGATTGATGAACCCGATGAAAATGGTTTATATCCTAAGTGGGACGGACCCTCGCTCTTTACGCGCCGCTCTGAAGTTGCGCCATCTGTCTGGGCTATGGTCTACCAACAAGAAGACGTCCAGTCCGATTCTATATTCGCGCCAACAGCAATTGCAGGATGTGTTAACGGTATGCGAAAGCGTGGACCGCTTAAACCAGGTGCTCCAGGGCACCCGTCCAGAGCAGGCTCGACCTACACAGTAATTGGCTTTGACCCTGCCGTATCTGGTCGTTCAGCATTTGTAGCCGTAACTCTTAACCGCGACGATAGTACAATCTACGTACTTGACTGCGTCAACATGGCAGACCCTACTCCTCAAAAGGAAAACGCTCTGATTCGTGAGTGGGTCGAGAAGTATAGCCCTCAAGAGTTTCGTGTGGAAATTAACGCACACCAGAAGTACTACGCCATGGACACTGACCTGCGTAACTACCTGGCTAGTTATGGCTGCCAGTTAAACTCACACTTTACTGGTAAGAACAAGTGGGACACATCTTTCGGTGTAGCATCTATGGCTAGCCTTTTCGGTACTATCCATGATGGTCGCTACCAAGACAATGGTCTAATCGAACTACCAAGCAATGAAGGCTCAGAGGGACTTAAGTCTCTTGTGCAGCAACTCATTACCTGGAAGCCAGATACTAAGAACCCAACTGACTGCGTGATGGCTTTATGGTTTGCTATCATTCGTATCCGTGAATTGATGCAACAAAGCAGTAGGGTTGGTCAGTTCCAAAATAATCGCTGGGCAACCAGAAGTCAAAAACAACAACGCATGTCATTGAACTTAGATGAAGCATTCGCTGAACAATGGCAAGACACTTATAGTTAGGATATAAAATGCCAGTACCAGTAGCAGCAGCCGTAATTGGCGCAACCATGGGCGTAGTAGGTGGGCGCTTAGTTAAGAAGCAACTTGAGACACATAACAAGTTGGAAAAACTAAACAAAAATACTTCACGTAGCGAAGGTGGCATCAAAGGCCGCGGTGGAGCAAACGTAAGTCAAGTTTACAAATAATTTTTTTAATTCTACGTTAGGACAACAATGGCATTATCAATCGAACAAGTTGCGGCAAGAGTCGAGAACCTCCGCTTCCGCAACGCTGAACGCGACGGTCGCAACCTCGACGTTCTTTCGGTCCGCCAAGGAAATATTGCATCTGTCTATCCTGACTTTTTTCCAGACGGCGTAGATGCTAACGTAGTTGCAAACTTTATTGACGTTGTCGCAAGCGATTTGTCAGAAGTTATGGCACCACTGCCTGCGGTCAACTGTTCAGCAGCTAACTCTGTTTCAGACAGAGCGCGTTCATTTGCTGACAAGCGCACACGTATTGCCTCTAATTACTTTTCACACTCTGACCTTGCAGTACATATGTACCAAGGTGCAGACTGGTATATCACTTACGGTTTCCTCCCATTCTTTATTGAATTGGATGAGGAAGCAAAGTTGCCGCGCATCCGCCTAGAAAACCCACTGGGGTCTTACCCAGAATTCGACCGCTACGGACGTTGCATTGCCTTTGCAAAACGCTATCTAACATCTTTGGCTGAGTTAGTCGCATTATATCCTGAGTATGAATACTCTTTGCTAGGTGGCGCAAGCTACAAGCAGGACTTGAATACTCAAGTTGAAATGATTCGCTACTACGACAAAGACCAATCAATCATCTACATTCCTACAAAGAATAACTTAGTGCTATCACGTGCTAAGAATCCATTGGGTAAGATGATGGTTGTAGTAGCACGTAAGCCATCCATCGATGATGAACTACGCGGACAATTCGACGACGTCCTTGGCATCCAGTTACTTCGCAACCGCTTTGCGTTGCTTGCGATGGAAGCTGCAGAGAAATCTGTACAGGCTCCTATCGTACTTCCACAAGATGTGCAGGAGTTGCAACTCGGTGGTGACGCTGTTATCCGTACAGCAAACCCAGCAGGTGTACGCCGCGTAGAACTTAACATTCCACCTGGCGCGTTTACTGAGCAGACCTTGCTTGGTCAAGAACTACGTGTTGGTACACGTTACCCTGAATCACGTACAGGAAACATCAGCGCATCAGTTGTTACTGGCCAAGGTGTACAGGCTCTTATGGGCGCCTTTGATACACAGGTTAAGTCAGCTCAAGCAATCTTTGCATCAGCGCTACGCGATGTAATCCAACTTTGTTTCCAAGTTGATGAAATAATTTTCCCAGATGAGAAGACAATCCGTGGTGTAGACTCAGGTTCACCATACGAAATTACATACAACCCTAAGAAGGACATCAAGGGTGACTACTCAGCTGATGTTCGTTATGGTATGTTGGCAGGACTTAACCCTGCACAGGGACTCATCTTTATGTTGCAAGCACTTGGTGGTGGACTTATCTCCAAGGATATGGCAATGCGTGAACTTCCATTTACAGTTAACGTAACCCAAGAAGTAGAAAAGATTGAAATCGAGAGTATGCGAGCATCGCTTCTCGGTTCTATTAATGCACTCTCTCAAGCGATACCACAGATGGCTATGCAAGGCCAGGACGCTTCTGAAGTTGTGCGACAGATTGCGGCTGTCATTAAGGCACGCCAAAAGGGACAGGCACTAGAGGACGTCATTGAAGAAGTCTTTACGCCAGAGCCGCAACCAGTTCCTCCTGTTGGGGCCCCACAAGCGGTTGAGCAACCGTCCCCTGTTCCCGCTGGCGCTCCAGCAGGAGGCGCTACTCTTTCACCAGAACAAGGTGCTCCTGACATTATGAGTTTATTATCAGGCATTTCTGGTACGGGACAACCAACTGCAAGCGTAAGAACAGTACGCAGACGATAAGAAGGTAGGGGACATGACAACGATTATCGGAGTTCAACACGAAGATAAATGTGTAATTGTAACTGATAGTCGTATCGCAGCAGGTGGTAAAGTATACACTCATGAGACTATGGTAAAGGCAGTTGAACGTGGAAGTTATATTATTAGTGGTGCTGGTAACTATCGTGCTCTGCAAGTGGTACTCCATGGGTGGACGCCTCCACTAGTTACAGTCAAGGCTAAAGCAAACTTGTATGAGTTTGCAATTAACAAAGTTGTGCCATCTATCAAAACGGTGCTAACTGAAGCAGGAGTAGATTTCAACAAGACATCAGATGACGATAATGATAAGTTTGAATTAAGCCTGTTAATAGCAATTAATGGAACTATCTTTGAGATAGATTCTGATTTTGCTGTAGGAATGAATAGCACAAATTTTTATGGCATTGGTTCGGGTGGGGATTTTGCAGTAGGTGCACTTCACGCAGGAACTACAATGCTAGATGCAATGCGAATTGCAACAATTAATAATAACGAGACGGCTCCGCCGTTTCATATCTTTGAGCAATTTACCAAGTAGGAGGAACAATGGCTGTAGAAAATCGTGGAGGACCAAACGGTGGTCCACAATACAATCAGACCAATGTCAATCCTATGGGCGGTGACGGACAGAGCGGACGTATGGACCTAAATTATTCTGGCTTGCCTTATGGACAAAACAAGGCTACTAACGAACAACGTACTGCTGCTCCAACTAAGGCTCCATCAGGTGAGGCTGCACCACGTCCATCACTTGGCCCTATTACACCAATTACTGCTGAGACAGAATTACCTGACCAGCTAGTAACTGACATGAGTGGATTGTCATCTTTGCCGCAACCTGCGGCGGACCCTGACATTGAGCAAATACGCACCATGTTACCAGTCCTTGAATTCTGGGCTAGTCAGCCTGATTCCTCACAGGGAACTAAGGACTACGTTCAGTATTTGAGGACTATTCTATGAGCCTTTGGGAATACCTAGGCAACACTCAAAGATTACTTAATGGAGTTGGTGGTAACAATAATACACCTAACGTTAAGAATAATCGTCTACCATTTGGCGTGACTCTTGATGTTGCAAAGAACCTACCAGATAATCCTGGTGGATGGAATGATGCAGTAGAGAAGGCACGTGTTGCATCTCTTACTACTGCTGGAAATGTTTTAGGAAAGCCATCTGGTATCCTTGCAGGTGCTGCAATTGGTAGCGTAATTCCTGGTGTAGGTACTGGTGCGGGTGCACTTCTTGGCGCTACTGCTTATGGAATTGCTGAAGCTGATAAAGCAAGCAATGGTAAAGTCAGCAAAGTGCTTATGGCTGGCGCACGCAACGTGCGCTCTAACTATGCTTTTACTCGTGACGTAGCAAACAAAGATGCTGGCATGGGACTTCTCGCTGGCTTAACAATGATTGCTGGTGGAGCACTTGGTGGAATCGCAGGCTTTGCAGTCGGCGGACCAGTCGGTGCAGTAGCAGGTGCGGGACTTGGAGCAGCATTTGCTGGTAAAGCACAGCGTGATGTTGCTGAATCTGGTATGCTTAACTTCATCGACAAGGAATTGCAAAAGTCTGCTAAGTTTTCTGAGTCAGATGCAGGTCAAGAACACTACAACTTTGGCCGTGACACTACACAATTTGCTGCAAAGATTACAGGTTGGAACACATTAGGTGATACAACCAAGGGAATCGGTGCAGTTACATCTGGTATTCTTAACTTCGGTGTAGAAGCAAACATCGGACCTGACGTTTTAGGTCTAAAGTTTGCAGGCGCTGCCGCTCGTAGCGCACTTGTTAACCCAATTATTCAGCAACAGGGTGGAATTAGTGCACGTGTATTTAAGGGCACTAACCCAGACCTAATTAGAGACCGTCTTATCACAGACGTTGACTTGATTAAGCGTACAGTTGCTGGTGAGGTTACACCTTATACACCAGTATTTAAGTTTTATCAAGAGAATGATGCAGCAACAATCATTCAGCGTCCAGAGTTTCGCAATGAAATCGGACAAATTGGTGCAAACCTTGTAGCAGGACAATCTCCTGAGACAATTGGTCTAATCCTTCGCGTAGGTCGTGGTGATATTGACGCACTTCAGGAGCTTGCTGTAAAGCGTGCTGATAAGTGGGCTGAACTTAACCGTTATCAATCAGCACTTGAGTCTGTTGATAATGGGTACAACGTATACTTTGAATTCAAAGATGACATGATGCTCCTGTCTAACCGCTTTAAGGACAAGCGCGAAGCAGTTGAAGCTGAGATTAGTGCACTTCGTAAAGAAGTAACATTTGTTAATGATGCACTTAAACTAGACACACGTATGGTCGACCGTACCGTATCTAAGTTTGCATGGGCAGAGCGTCTACGTAATGACTTTGCCAAAGAACGCGCTGCTCGCAAATTAGAGGGTACAGAACTTCCTGGTCGTGAGACTGCACTGGGTTCAATTGTACAGGGATTCTATCAGGCTAACCCACTATCTGTACCTATTCGCTTTATTGAGCGTCTAACAGATGAAGCTCCTCGTGGAACAGTTAACTTTAACGAGCCATTAATGGCAGTCGAGCGTGTTCGTACTAACATTCGTGCTGCTGTACAGGCAAAGCAAATTATGCCTGAGGAAGCACTTACATTTCTAGATGACTTTGTCAAGTCTCCTAACGAGATTGATAAGTTTAACTTTATTGAAGCATTTAATGATACACTTATCGAGCGTTCTGCTGCTAAGTATGGAGTTTCTCCGCTAATTGCTGAAGAAGTTATTAGCATCTACCGTCGAGAAAATCGTAAGGTAGTATCTCAGGCAAAGACATCAAAAGAGTTAGATGTCGCCTACTTTATTGACGAGTCAGGTGAGGTTGCAGTTGACCCTGTACTCGTTACCCAATTAGCCAATGGTTCTAATATTATTAATGCTAAAGAAGTAGATGCAGCGTTTAAGCGTTACTCCAAGAAGTACGGAGCAGAGGCAGGCCTACCACAAAACCTACTATTAGGTGGTAAGTTTATAGCAGATGAGTTCAACGGACTATGGCGTGGCTTTACATTGGCACGTGCTGGATATCCAATCAACATTATCCGCGACTCTGCACTTCGTGCATGGGGAGACGTATCCCTTTTCGGTGTATTCAAGGAACTTGGCGTCGAAACAATGGATGCGATTAGTCGCAATACCAATAGTGTTAACAAGATTAATGACTGGGTTAAGGGTGTATCTAACCCAACCAAGAACATTGCTAGTATCCGTGGTAACATTGAAGACCGTTTGCGCACCATTACATTGCTAGAGTCTAAGTTAAAGGATGCAAAGTATGACTTTGATAATCCTCCTAAGGTTGTAACTGACTCTGTCGCCCGTACATTAGAGCAACATAAGCAACTTAAGAATACTGTAGATGAACTGCGCCGCCAAGAAGCGGCACTTACAACAGGTCTTAAATCAAAGCCAGTAGGCCGTGATAAGGTTACAGTTAGTGGATATGATTTCCCTGCACCATTCTCTGGTCGATTCGGTGCGATTTCTCGCCAGCAGTTGACACAAAAGGATGACCTGCGTCGTGCTCTTGCCTCTGCCAAGGAACTAGAGATTGAAAGTATCCGTCGTGACCGTACTGGTAGCATTCCTATCGTAGCAGCACAGGACGAAGCAAGGCATCTACAGGCTTGGGAGCAAATCTTAAACGATAAGATTCGCTTTGATGATGTAGCACGCCAGATTCTTGCAGGCAAAAAGAAGAGCGATGTTATTTTGTGGATGAAAGACCCAGCAAATGTCAGTTATCTTGAGCGTTTTGGTACAGGTATCACAGCTAATACAGCATACGAGCGTATTAAAACTGTCGTAGATACATGGGCACCTAATGCTGAACTACGCAAGTTAATCCTTGAGGATAAACTAGACCTAGTTAGATTAAAGCAATTGTACCCAGATGTACATCAACGTCCTATTGTTCTTACAGATGCAGTAGATGACATGATGGCACGCAGTAATGCGTACGGTAAGTTCCGTGATGGACTTAAAGATGCAGTAGCGTGGCTATCTACAGTGCCTACAAGCCGCCTTATGTACAACCCATACTTCGCATTAAAGTACCAGCAGAAGTTACAGAACATGGTAACGATTGCCAATACACAAGGCCGTCGCCTAACAGCTGAGGATAAAGCCTCATTTGAAAAGGCAGCACGTGAGTATGGCATAAGTGAATATCGCAATAAGTTAAACTCCTTCCACAAGGATATGAACTATGCTGGTGTTATCAACTATATTCTTGCGTTCTTCCCTGCTTTAGTAGAACAGTACCGTGCATATGGTAAGATTGCACTGGAGAATCCAGACTTTATCGCTAAGGCTGCACAGATTACTACACTGCCAGGACGTGTTGGCGAGGTAGAAGAAGATGCATTTGGTACTGAGTATCTAAAGGTAGCATTACCATTTAATGGTATAGAGGGACGTATCCCTACAAGTTGGTTCAATCCTTTGAATCCTACTGGTGGAGCGATTATCTCAGCAGGTCCTTTGGCGACATTCTCTGTCAATGCTGCTGCAAAGAAGTACAACTTTGAGAATAAGTTTACAGACTTCTTTATGCCATTCGGTGCACAGTCTAATGTACTACAACCATTGACACCTAATACGCTTAAGCGTAGTGCTCAAGCATTCCAGGCATACTTTACACGTAGCGGTGAACAGTTTAATAAAGATGCAAATATGATTCTCTTACAGAAGCGATTCGATTTTGCACAATCAAAGGGCAGACAACCTAATGCTGCTGAGTTGAAGGGGCTATCGGACGAAGCCGAAGATGGCGCAGTAGCGTTTTCAATGCTACGTTTCTTCTCATCTGTTATGTTCCCTACACAGCCACGTCCTGTTACACCATTAACATTCTATGCTGATGAGTTAAACAAGATGCGTAATGCTGATAATGTAAACGGCGAGGAAGCATTTCTTGAAAAGTATCCTGACTTTTTCCTGCTGACAACACGTTTGTCTGATGCAACATCAGGTCTAATCCCAGACAAGACTGCTGTTACGTTGGCAAAGAACAATCCAGATGCTATTAAAAATATCGTAGCCGCTGTTGGTGAAGATAATCTTGGTGTACTTGGTGCAGTATTTAATGATGCTAACTATGCGTTTTCATCTTCAGCACAGGCTTGGTTGCAGACATCTAATATTCCAGGAACCAGAAAGAAGTTCCGTGAGGTTGGTGCTTCTCTAGAAGCCAGCCGTTCATCTATCGTGAACAAGGGCTGGGATGACTGGTACAAGTTGATTACAATTGTAACAGAAGAACTAGAAGCATCAGGCATGGACCCAGCAAAGGGCTTTGGAAAGTCTATCATGGACAACTATAAGGCTCAGTTTCTTGAAGCTCAGAAAACTTCTAACAACTTATGGTATGAAGAAAAGATTGAGAACTCATTTGGTGGCAGCAATAGCAAGCAAGCAGATGCTGTGCGTGCACTAACTATCGCACTCAATGATGATAAACTAGGTGCAGAACTATTGAAGCAACCTAGATTCTCTACTATTGTTGAGTACCTGAATCTACGTTATGATGTGTATGATGGGTTGAAGGCTATGGGAACAACCTATGATTCCAAGAAGGCAGCGCAGTTGCGTTCAAATGTAGATACAATTGTTAACACAATGAAGAAGAAAGACATCAACTTTGCTAAGTTCTACGAGCGTTACTTCTCGGATGATAAGTTTGACTACGTATATGAGGAGCAGAAATAATGGCAATTGATAATCCAGTAGGACGAGGAACTAACTCGTCCAATGCTGTGCCTAACACACCGTCATTAGGCGGTAACGTGTTGCCACCTATCTCTTCTGCATGGGCAAACAACATTAATAACAGACTAACCGATGCTCGCATTGGTCTTGCTCCTACATCATTTCAGCAGAGTGCCAGTCTAGTTGACAGTTTTACTAAGCCTCAGTTAACCAACATTGCCAAGGTTCTTAAGAGCCTAGGGTACAGCAAGTCACAGATTTCTACTGGTATGAAGGTTAAGGATATCTTAGTATCTGACTTTGCTACAACCTTGGCAGGTTCTAAGACATACAATGATTTTGTAAATTCAGTATCAGTTGACGTACTTACAGGGCTTAACACAGATGCTAGGGCAAACGTACCAACTCAGACTATTCAGAAGTATGACCCAGTTGTACTTGGCAAGCTGATTGATAATATTTATCAGGCAACATTAGGAGAGCCAGCAAGTGAAGAGCAAAAGGCTTTGCGCCTAGCCGAACTTGAAGGCATGATTAATACTGGTACAACCACAACGACCAAGAAGGTTGGCGGTAAGAACGTTGTCACAGTAACTCCAGGCTTTAGCCAAGAGCGTGCAACAGCAAATATTGAGGAACAACTAAAGGAAATGAACCCTGATGAGTTCGACCGTAAAAAGCGTATTGATTTCCAAGGTTGGCTATCACAGAATGTGCAGGGTGCATAATGGCTAGAGTAAATACAACAACCATTGAAGGTATCAATGCAGCATCAGGATTTGATACAGTATCTGACACAGCATCTGACACAGGTGTAGCAACTGCTATATCCTATGGAATTAGCGAAGCACTACTCGGCGCCTATCCTGAATTGCAGGAAGTTTATGCGCTATTCAAGCAGAACAAAACAGCAGCAGCTCTTGAAGCGCTATATAGGACTAACTATTATAAAAACCTTAGCCCAACAGTTAAGTCACGTAGCAAGTTAAAGTTAGAACAACCTGGCGTATATGCTGATTCATTTGAGAAGTACAAGTTAGGTGCTAGAAAACGTCTAGTACAAACTGGTATTAAAATTGATGATGCTACACTTAATACTTTAGCACAGCAGGCATATGACCAAGGTCTAGATGACAACCAGTTTGACATGCTACTCAAGACATCAGGAAAGATTCTTGGTTATGGTGGCACAACAGTAGGTAATATATCTACCCTGCAAGCATACTCCCGTTCTTTTGGTGTAGACAATATGTTTAACAAATCATTCTGGGATACGCAATCAGCAGAACTTGCTATTGGTAATACAACAACCCAGGATATTGAAGCACAGATTCGCGAGACTGCAGCAAGTGCATACCCATCATACGCTGAATCAATTCGTAAGGGTGTATCAGTTGACGCACTATCATCTGCATACAAGGCTTCTTACTCATCTATCCTAGAGGTAGACCCTGACTCAATAACGTACAATGACCCACGTCTTCGCCGTGCATTACAATACATCGACCCAAAGACAGGACAACCAGGAGTTATGCCTATCTGGCAGTTTGAAAAAGAACTACGTTCGTCACCTGATTGGCCATACACGAACAACGCTCGCGACACTATCGACTCATTAACCCTTAAAGTATTCCGTGATATGGGGATTGCATAATGGCTAGAATTAATCCAGAATTACAGATGATTGATGGCGGTGGCGAAGTTGTCATGGGCACAAAGTCATCTCAAACAGCGCAGGTTGATACATTGCCATCTCCAGTTGGCGAGGATGACCCACGTTACTATACAGTAAAAGTTGGCACAACAGGTAAGACATCAGCGCAACTTGCTGCTCTTGCTAACGCTGAAAATACAGCAAGAGTTATTAATGAGAATGCGACTGGTGTAACAGCTGTTATTGACCCAGGTACAGGTAGAGTTGTTACTACAAAGAAGACATCAACTTCAACAACTCCTCCGCCTCCCCCGCCACCAACTCCTCAGAATATTACTGACCCTGCGGTTCTAGCCTTAATTCAATCCTTGCAATCACAAATTGCAAACTTAACTAATGCACAAAGAACAGCACAAGACCAGGCCACTCAAGCAGCAACTCTAGCTGCAGCAGAAAAGGCTAAGCAGGCAGAGCAACAGCGTAGGTCAATCGTCGATGTCCTTTCTGACCGATTCAAAAAATACGGTCTAGGCAGTCTAATCAATAAGATTAAAGACTTGGCAATTGATGGTGCAACAGAGGCAACAATTACCCTAGCACTACAAGAGTCAGAGGAATACAAGACACGTTTTAAGGCTAACGAAGCACGCATTGCTAAGGGTCTTGCAGTTCTTACTCCTGCAGAATACCTAAATAACGAAGATGGATACCGCCAGGTTCTACGTTCATACGGATTAAAGCAGTTCGATACAGACGCATATGTCCAGCAGTTCATTGCTAATGACATGTCTCCAACAGAGTTTTCTAACCGTGTGGTTACAGCAGTACAGCGCGTACAGAATGCTGACCCTGCGATTGTACAGCAACTACGTCAGTTCTATGGCATTGGTCAGCAAGACCTTGTTGCTTATGTGCTTGACCCAGAGCAACAGTTCCAGAAGATTCAACGTCAGGTTTCTGCAGCTGAGATTGGTGTAGCAGCAGCACGTCAAGGACTACAGGCTGGTGTATCTGTTGCTGAACAACTAGCAGCACAGGGTGTTACACAAGCGGAAGCACAGAAGGGTTATGCAACTATTGCAGATATCCTTCCTACTGCTGAGAAACTTTCTGATATCTATGGCAAGACTCTGGATACTTATGGTCAGTCAGAAGCTGAGCAAGAAGTGTTCAATAGCCTAGCATCAGCACAACGTAAGCGTCAACGACTTACAGCACGTGAAGTAGCATCCTTTAGTGGTGCTGCAGGCACAAACAGAACAAGTCTTACATCACCAACTGTAGGACAATTCTAGAATCCTGAACGGACCTATCGGCCCCGTCAGAGTAATA